CAAGCCCAGAAGAGGGAGTGGTGGCGAGCACCAAAAAGGCACTGGAACGACCAGGCCTGATTGTTTTTTCAATGAGTCCGTCCTGTTCAAGCAGGGCAAGAGAGTTGCGAACAGTTCGCTCTGAATAGCCCGTACGGGCTGCCAGGCGACCGATGCCTATGTATGCCGCTGCGTGCTTGTTGGTGGCGCAGGCAAGGCTCAGGAGGACGTGGCGGGCTGCAGGAGGAAGATCCCCCATAGCCTCAGAAGTTGCGATTCGTGACAGTTCGCCCGGTTGCATCCATGCTTCCAGTCTGGGCGAGGATTGCCCGATCGATTTTCTTGAATCCGGGTACCTGCCAGTCAATGACCGCTGAAATGGTGTCGCCGATCTGGCACTGGCTGAGGCCCATATAGACATCATCAAAGGCATGAGCCCAGGCATCTGCTGGCAGGGTAACTTCATGGCTTGCGAGCTTGATCCCCAGCATGGGCCCTTTACCCCGATCTGGCTTGTGGCTCATTTCCAGTATCTGGTAAATCGCCCACCCATTCCCCCCCTGCTGCTCTGGGAATCGAGCAGCAGGGGCAGGGGCAGGCGCTTCCCCAGCGCCGCTCTTGCCCTGCTGGGGACTGGAAAAGGAGTTCAGAGTGTTCCGGCATCCTTTGGCCACTGACGTACCGCCAGCGATTGAATCCTGCCAATGGATGCCGTTCTCAATGCAGGTGGTGACATAAGCAACAAAGACAGCCCCCTCAACCCTCGAAAGAGGGTCAAGGGGACCGGATGAAAGAGGCTCATTCATGGTTGCTCACCTCAAACAGAGCAGCAGTGAAGTCAAGGGCCCCGCTGATAACCTGCTGGGGCTCGATACCGCGTGCCTGGGCGATTGCAATCACCCTCCTGGTCTGTTCAAGGGTCAAGGTGATCTGATGACTGGGCTCTGGGTGGAAGGTCAATTCGCCGCCGATTGCCCGCCTGAATTCGCCCTGCCCGAGGATGGTATGGGGGTTGTTATTCATTCAGCACCCCCCCCACTGGTCAAGGTCCTGATAGACAGATGGAACGCCAGGCCTTTGCGGTTCTGGTGGTGGGGTCAGTCCCTCGCCGCCCCTCACTGGACCGATCGTCCTCAGGGTGGCTGATCTGTATTCAATTTCTGGCAAGTGCCTATCAACCAACGATCGGAGCTTGGGGTGCTCGTTGACATACTGGGTGATGATCTGGTTGATGGCGGTTGATTTAGTCACTCGCCAATAATGTGCGACAATCGACAATGCAGCAGCATCACGATGCCCGCATGGCAGATTATGACTGTACGTTGGTATGAACTCTCTTTTCATCGTTGGGTCCTCTTCGATTTCTTCGCTGAGGACCATGACGGATTCGTCCGTCTTGGTGCGTATAACACAGTGGGACCGTGTACGGAACACCGATTATCGGCCCTCAGCTAGGTTCAACCCTAATATCGGCCCAGAATGCTGTCAACCTTTAGGCTTTTTTCCGAATGGAATCAACCTATTCAGCAGGGTCTGGCGTTTTTTGCACCCTTGGCATGGGTTGATTCTGACCAGCTTGGTGGCTCTGGCAACCACATCACCAGCCCCGCGCGATCTGCCCTGGTAGCTGCTGCAGGTCTGGCAATCTTCGTGGTCTGGCGAGCCATCGAAATGCCCCAGCATGCAATCAGTTCTATTGTGGAGCCACTTGCAGTTCATGGTGCTGAATCCGTAAAAGTCACTGAAGTCACCCCGGCTGATGCCGTGAAGGTCTGCACCAGTTCCTCATCGCCTTCAACCCATCTGGGTGCCTGCCCTGGGCAGGTTTCATAGTAGTCAAGGCTGTCTGAAGTGCGGTAGGTCTTGGTCCAGCTGCCGCCATCCATGTGGGTCTGGTAGTCGCAGCCGGTCAAGGCTGCCGCACTGGTGTCACCCAGGGAAAACGTCCCGTCAGATGTCAGGCTCAGTGGGCTGAACAGCCTGGTGGTTCTGAAGTGCCCCGCATCAATCTGCAAACTGGGAAACGTGGTCACCTGGTCAGTGCAATCTGAATTCCCGCCAGCCGTGTGCAGGGTCACGCCCATCAGACTGGTCTGGGTGCTGCTTCCAGGGCTGACGGTTGTGTCATCCTGCTCTTCATCACACCCCTGGCCGCCATATTCAATGATGGAGCCACTGCCGGTCAGGCTGTAGTTCAGACGGACATCATTCACCAGCATTCTGACGCGACATTTATCAAGCATGCACCCACCAAGCGTTTCTCCCGATTCTTCAATGAAATACACATCAGGAGAAAACCCGCCCAGGGTCATGCTGCTGGTGTCGATGCCTGTCCCGGTCATTGAACCGGAATGCGAATCGACGAATTTGCTGCTGCACTGTGCAAATGAGTCATAATTGATGCGCGTTCGCGCATGGCTTGCCGATCCGGTCAGGCTGTAGCTGGTTGACTGGATGGCAGTATCTGAAGGCGTACCGCCGCCCAGGCTTGCGACGTATGCCGGGCTGCCAGTGGTGCCGTCAACTTTGAAGCTGAAAACGAAAGACGCGCTCAGGCTGTATGACTCGCTTGACGTGATGCTGATGTCAGACCCATTTTTCAGGGTCTGATCACAATTAACATCGAAGTCACCACCCTGGCTGCTCTTGCTGTAGGTGCCTGAATACCCTAAAGCCATGGCGAAGGCAATACGACAATAGGTATTCTCACCTGCATTGAAACCCGTACAGGGTGTCGCCGTCTTGTCATCACAACAGCAGTCAATCAGGAGGCTCATTCAGGCTGCTTTTTTCGCTTGATCGGGCTGGGGAGAAACAAACCACCCAATGCACCCACCAGGCCGGTTACAACCTCCGGCGCTCCGAGTGTCGTGGAAGCTTGCTTTGCCAGGTTGACCGCCCTACCACGTTGCTCGTATTGGCTCTGGGCGATCTGCTCCAGGGCGTCCGCCTCTGCCCTGGCTACGATTGCCGCCCGGTGCGCTTCTTCTGGCCCTATGTTGCCATCAGTCGTCGCGCGAAAACCTTGAACGTTCGAACATCCGCTCAAGCAAAGAAACCCGGTGATTAAGAGAATGTATCTCATTGGCTACCCTTCGCAATTCTTTTGCACTGTAGATGATCGCCGCCGCAATCAATACGCCCTGTATGTCGTTGAACATTGAAAGCATTTTTTAGATCACATATGTGATGCTGCCGCGTTCAAGCTGCGCATGCATCCAGTCAATATAGCTGTTTTTCTTTATGCTTGACGAAGTACCCGCCGCCCTGGTCAAAACCTGCGCGGATAGCTGGTTGGTATTTGCAAGGGTTCCCACCCCAACCGATGCGCCGTCAATATACGCCGTCCAAATCCAGTTCCCACCACTTGCCGAATACGTACATTTGATCGCAAGCCGAACATAACTATTTGCCGCTGTAACCCCGCTATCGCTCGTTGACAAGCTCAGATTTTGACCACTGCCCGAGGCATACCGAAAATTGTCTTGTCCAGCCAGCCAACCAACTACCACGCGGTCTGGGGTGGTGGCTCCGCCGTATTCAAGGAACCCGTATACGTCGTCTTCATAATTCTGATTAACGCAAAGCCCGCCAACGACAATACAAACCTCGCCACTTCCCGACACATCAATATCGGGCTTTATGTTCGCTTCGAAAATCGCAGTTTCCAGGTCGCTTGGTGATGCCTTGCTAAGCGTGCCGGTTGTGATTACACCCCAGGATTCAGTACCCGAAGTAGATCCAATTTCCATATTCCCGAAAACCTCCGCCGCGTCCGCGTTGGCCTTGTTAAGCATTGACCCGGAAGAATTAACATCACCAGACCACCAGACACCACCGACCGTACTGCTTTCCGAACCGATGAAGTCTTCCCATAGGTGCCATGTGCTGCTAGTCGCCTGTTGCCCCCACTGGGTAGAGCTGCCACCGGAAATTGTGTCCGGCCCCCAGGAGCCGCCTGAGCTTGAATAGACCAGCGCTTGTCCATCTGTGGCCCCAGACGTCGAAACGTCTGACAGGTCATTCAGGGCTGTTGAACTGCTGCCGCCCCCTACTGCTGCTTGAATGTTGGTTGTGCTGCCAACCACTACGTAGCTGTTGGGCGTGCTGCCGCTGTCCCCATCACCTTCACCGATGCACCCCACTTCTATTGGGGTGTTGCCACTGACCAGAATGCTGCCATTGTAAAGCTGATTCTCAACCACCCCAGATTGTGCTGGAATCGTTGCCGTGAATGCACCATCTGAGCCGTCAGTATTGGCTGAGGCTGTCACGTCAATACTCAACTCAGAAACCTGCACCTTGACCGTATTGCTGCTCAGGTCTTCAGCGACGCCATCAGCGTCATTGAACTGCAGCCCGATGGTGCTTGTTGAATTCTTCCCGATGATCAGAAAATGACTCATGAACATTCCCCATTGAAATAGCTGCCTGCCTCGAAAAATGCAGTCACCTGCTGCCCGGTCGCTGCCCCATTGCCGCTGAGCCAGACCATGACCATGGCACCGTTTGGAATAGGCTGCAGGGCGAACGTGCCAGGCAAGTCGGCAATCGTCACCCCATCGTGGACCGTGGTGCTGTTTCCCATTTCGCGCAGGTTGATCACGTTCCAACTGTTCAGTGGTTGATCAGTTGCCCCGCTCAGGTCTTCTGTTGCTCGATCACTGGTGAAAAGCACTTCAACCACCGTATAAATCCACCTACCATCAGCAGGTGCATTCATCGCGGTCGAGCTGGCGATCTTGCAGGGTATGGGCCCCACCGCCCTGGGCCCGGTCCTGATCGCATTGGGATCGAACTGGTCAACCTCATGCACTGCATCAGCCATGTGATTGAGCATCTGAGCGTTCAGCCTGCCCATCCCTCTGCTGAATCTGGTCATCAGCTCACCCCAAACAAATCATTGGCATAGTTGAGCACGTAACCAGGTAACAGGGTGTAGGTATTGCCGCCATCAGTCACATATCCAGTCGCCAATGGAGCGGCCTTTAGATAGGGCTGATGCCAGAGCACTGTCAATGCATGATTCTGCCCGGTCCCTACTTCGTCTTCCCAGCCTGGACAGATACCTTCAATAGTCAGTGGCGACTGGAATGCATGATGCCATTCGTCATATACAAGCGTGACCGATACCCGCCGGTAATCGTATTCATCCAAAGGCTGCACGCTGACCGCCTCGACCATCAGGCTGCCAATGGGGAAGCCCAGGAATACTTCAGAATTCCTGCAGCCCACCCAGTAGTCGGTCAACCCAGTAAGGTCAAAGGTTCCACCATCACCAACATCATCACGGGTCGCCCCACCAGTCGTGGTCCACGAGTAGTTTAAGAATGCATTTACCCAGGTGATATCTATGACGGTTTGATTGATCTTTCCAGGCAGGCCCTGCTTGTCAATATCAACCATGAATGGCACACGGTTGGTGATGGTTGAGGCGTCGCTGATATCGTCGCCGGTTTTCCAGTTGTTGACATCGAACAATGTAGTTGAATCGGTTACCAGGGTGTCAGCAGGCAGAAAATCTGCAGGAACATGCGCGCCGGTTCTGAATATCGGCACGTTTCTGGTTCTGGCTGTCGTTGTCACCTGCACCGATGGCTCAGTTAGTGGGTAGTCGCTGTTATCGGCAATCGGCCCATATGCCGAGCAGGTGTATTCAACCCTGAATATCTGCCCACCATCGTCAACCCGTTCAATGGTGATATCGCGGGCCTTGAATGTTCCATCATTCTTGTTTGATCCACCCCCCACCATGCTGGGGTTGGTGTCAACCCATGCACTACCAACATATGCGTCAACTGACCTGCCGTTTTTTATCCTCAGCTTGAGGTTGGTACTGTCTTGGGATGCCAGGGCGTTGGCTACGTCTGCTGGGGTTTTGGTTCCGGTTCCGGTCCATTCAACGATTGCCACGCCATTGGTGACACATGCACCGGTTCTGGATAGTTCCAGATCGTCATCGTTGCAAAGTAGATGGCTCTTCCAGGTCATTGAACGGTTCCCGCCTTTGCTGTCATACCTGTGTTCTTCCTGATTCTCATCTGTTCCTTTGCCCAGCGTCGCCAGTGGTCATTCTTCCACTGTTCGTTACTTAAAAAGTGGTTGCGCGCTTCCCATTCTTCACCTGTTTCCTCACCGCCCCGCATATCAACCAGCTGCTTCATGGTCAGGCCCTGGCCGAGCTCTTCACGCTTTGCAGTTGTTCCGGATATGAAGTCGAAGAATTTGGTGTATCGCTTCACCCCATCGTCAAACCATTTGATCATTGCCTTGACTGAATCGACCACCAGTTCAGCACCCAGGACCATGCCATCGAAAACATCCCGCACGTATTCGCTGGAAGTCATCCACTCTTTGAAGTCGTTCAGGCCCTTGGCAATCGATGGCCCGAACCGGTCGACGAATTCGCCAATCATTTCATTAATGGTGTTCTTTACCCCAGCCCAGGCTGTACGCATTTCCTTTGAACGTGCCAGCATGTTGGCGAAAATCGTCACGCCAGCACGCCAGGTTAGAAACGCTGCACCCATGCCAGCCAGCAGGCCCATGCCACTGGTTGCGAACGTTCGCAGCCTGCGCCGGACGTTACTCAGGGCCTTGCTGAACCCCTGGGTCCGGGCCCTGACGTTGACGAATAGGTTTCCAACTGATGTGCTCATTTTTTCGCCTTTGCCTGAATCATTGTTTTGAGCTTTGCAAAGTTGTCCTGGCGTTCATGGCCCTTGTCCACTTCATCCAGGTTCAACCACCCGAGGAATTCAGCCGCTGTCATTTCTCTGCATACCTGGCCGACCGTCATGCCCAGGCGTTCAGCCACCCAGAAAAGTGATCGGTCGGCCTTGGTCATTCCAACGTTTTAAGCTCCGCCATCAGTGCCTTCAGAATTGGTGCCGCCACCGCATCGGGCAGGGCTGACGCTTCCTCTGCTGTAATCGTTTCACCCACCCAAGCCTTACTGATCATTGCCCCGAGCTTTTTGTCTTCATCCAGGTCATCGATTGCAATCAGGTCAGGAACGCTCAACCGCTTGATTGTCACCTTCCCGTTAGGCGTTTCAATGATCTGATGGATGGGCTGGCTCAGCTTGGCGTAGTTACTCATGCAACGCTCCAGGTGGTTGAGACTGTCATGGCTTCATCAATCGCACCATTGATGGTCAGACTCTTCAGCTTTGCGTTGACGGTTGCGCCGCCGGTGGGGTTCGCATCTGCCGTTTCACCTGGAATATCAAGGATCAGCGCAGTGGTTGTAGTTGCAATCAGAAGCGCCTGCAAATCATCATAGGTGTCAACGTCATAAAGCAGCTCAATGCTCCAGGTCTTGACCCCGGCCTGGCCGAGTGTTTCCGTTTTTCTGGTTGCTGAGGCAATCGTGGTGTCAATGCTTGCACGATCGTCAGAAGATTCTGACCAGTTGGTCATACTGTACGTGGTGCCGCCAATACTCAAGGTGGCCCCGTTGAATGCTCCAAGTGCTGCCATGGTTTTACCCCTTGATTTGGCAAGTTAGTGCCCAACGATAGACCAGATCACTCGATCCGTCGTATGGGTCTTCATATGTCCGTGAAACACTCACGGGTCTTATATGCTTTATGACACCCTGGCTACTGTCTGCAGCGATTGCAGCCAGCACCTGGGCTCCGATTGTTTCCGCTTCCGTGAACGTCCTGGCATGCACCGTGATCTCACCCTCAGCCTGACTGGTGGTGGTGGTGCCTGCCGCGTCCGTATTTAGTTCCTCAGTGGCAATTTCAAAGGTGATGCCGGGGAACGGATCGTCCCGGTTGCGCAGATATGGGCTGACCCTGGTACTGACCAGGCTGGTCAACCCACTGAACTGGGTCAGAACTGTACGCAAGTCACTTGCAATGCTCATCCTCGCTGCCTCTTTCCCCATCCTGGGCCCACGATGTCTTTAACTGCTTTCTTGCTGACTTTGCCTTTGGGGTGCTTGCTGGCAATTTCAATGGCTGCCGCCAGTGCCTTCACCATTCGGAACTGGGCGCGTTTTCTCTTTTTATGAAATGCGGTCCGCCGATGTTTCCAGCCCTTGAATTCCCCGCCGTTCCCATCTTCAGCAAAATGGGCTATCTGCATTTCAGGGTGTTTGTAGTTGTATCCGGCCTTTGCAGATACCGTGCCCGCTCGGGTCTTGTCAATATAGACGTATCCACCCTTCTGGCCGGCACGCTTCCTGAATGCCTTCTTTTTCCGTTGCCTGGTACGCCATTGGGTGGTCTTGACCAGTCTGGCGTTTTCCTTGCTGATCACTGACATCGCTGCAGGGGCTGCCGCTTCCATCGCGTTGGCTGCACCCCAGCCGCCCAGGTTCGCAAGCTTCTTTTCCAGCTTGCGGTACTCGATATCCAGGTCAATGAATGTGGGCGACTTTGCCATCATTGTTCAACCAGTTCACACTGCAGGCGCAATTCGCGGTCACGCTCTGCCACGTTTTCAATGCCGACCACCTGCAGCACCTTGCTGCCGTAGAGAATCCTGGTGTCATAACTGACCCCGGACCGGTATCGGATTCTGACCTGATAATTTTCCGCCCCTGCGCCCTGAATGTCACCCTCAGTGGTCTGGCGTTGGCTTACGTTTCTTACGCTTGCCCACACCACTTCGCTGCTTGCATAGGTGAAGGTCTTCTGGCCATCGGTTGCAACAGCTTCAACCGGGTTCTGAAGCTTCACCAGTTCGCGCAGCTTTCCACCTTGCATCACATGGCCCCCATGCGATAGTTGCCGAGGATCGACCCCATGCTGGCCTGAATCTGATAGAGCCGCCCTGGTGTCAAGCCTTCACGATTCTCAAAGTACGTCGCAGCTAGAGAGTAGATACACGTTTCCAGGGGCTTGGGGCAGGTGGTGTAGCCTGCCACAAAGGTCACCTTATACGCATGACTGCTTAACCATGAAGTGGCTGCCACCCGCTTCAGCTGTGGCCAGCCCTGGGTTTTATCCAGTTCATAACCGTTCACGCTTACTGTTGTTGAGTTGGTTTCATCGCTCACGCTGGTGATGCTGCTGACTGGCCCGTATTCAAACAAGTACGGCCCAGGGGCCCCCCGGAAGTACCCCGCGCAGGTCGTTGGCCTGGTGAATGTATTGGTCCAGCGCTCAACCATGATGATTGCACTATCAAGCGCTCGCTGAAGTGCTGGATTGTGCTCGGTATCTGTCACCCGGCAATGATCGCGCAGGGTGGTCAGGTTGAAGCTGTGGTCATCCTGGCTGACGATTTCAAGCATAGAAACCCCAAACGGGGAGCCCTGCCAGGTGTCTGGTCAGGGCCCCCCTTGCTGGTGGTAATTCAATCAGCCCATGGTGGCAACAACTGCGGCCTCGGGTCGCATCCACCGACCAACTGAGCGCTGGTAAGTGTTGATTTCAACGAGGCCCTTGTTCTGCTGAGCCCACGGGTTGATGTTGGTGACCATTCCCGGCATGCGGTCAACGATTCGGTAGGCATTGCGAGCCATCAGCGCCAGCACTGCGTTTCCAGTTCCAAACGCTGGTGCTGCTGCGTCAATGTAGACGGGCAGACCAAGGAGAGTACCCTGCAGGCCAGCCGCCATGGTGCTGCTTGCGTTGGGCTGGAAAATTGGTCGATCGTTCCCATCAACCAGGGCCATCACATGGGCAAAAGTGTCCTGACCCATGATCCAATTCAGGTCACCCATACCGCTCCAGTACTGTGCTGGCAGCTGACCGTATCGGATGTCGATCAACTCAGCAGCAGTGATCGTGGTCCCTGATGCAAAAGTCTTGGTATTGATGCCGCTGGGCGCGGTTGCGAAAATGCCATCGGTCTGCAAAGCAGTATCAACTGTAAGACCGTTGCAATAATAATTGCTCCAGAGTCTACCGATTTCCTCGGCGTGCTGAGTCTGCACTTCCTCAACCAGTCCCTGGTTCGAATCCTGCATAACCTGAACAGTCAGTTCAGTGGTTGCGAAAATGTTTTTGTCAGTCGTGAAATCGGCCTGACCAAAAGCGGGTTCTACTTCATCGGCTGCAGTACCTTCTGCGGTTTCATCAGTCAGAGCCACGCGAGTGGTGACGGTTGGAACCTTGGTATCACCTTCAGCACTGGTCACCTGAACAGCCTGCCGCACACCTTGAACCGCACCAAACAGTCGAAGCATTTCTGATGCCAGGACCGTGGGAACTACGCCAGAATCGTCACTGGTGTTGAGTGCTCGATTTTCCTTGCCGCATGAGCGCCACCATCGAAGATATCCACCCCATTCATCACCACCCTGGGTGGTTTCGATCTTCTGACCAGGCGCTGCAGCTACTCGAGCAGGCTGGGCCTGACGTGCTGCGTGGCGTTCTCTGATTTCTTCGCTCTTAAGTTCGTTGGAAACGGTCGCAGATACGGCTTCCAATTCCTCATAACGTCCAGCCATTTCCGAATTGATTTCGCCGTCATGTTCGATGATCTGACGCATCTCGCGTTCAGTCTCATCACGCTTTGCGCGCAGTTCGTCGATCTTCACTTTAGATCCCCGGATGCGTCAGGGTACGCGCCGCTCGGCACGATGCTGACTTCAATGAGAGTAGCAGCGCGAACCGTACGCACTGCCGGATTAGTCTTGTTGTTCCATGTGTCACTGTTGGCAATGAACCCAATGGAAACGCTGCCATCAAGGTCACCCCGCCTCAGCGCATCAATGATGTCTGCTCTGGATTCTGGAAGCTGAGCAGAGAAGTGCAGCCCATCATCACGCTCTTCCAGGGTCAGGGTGCCAGCCCCCACCCGTGCCAGGGGCACGCTGTTCATATCGTGCCCGTAAAGCAGCAGCGTTGAACTGTCTGATTGAATTGCGCCACGCTGGAAGCGCTCGCGGTAGGGCCTGGCCCGGTCGTTCAGGACGTGGCTCAGGTTCCCGTATGGCACCGCTACCCCTTCTAGGGTGTTGCCAGTGCCAGCCTGCGCCTGCAGATATCGGCGTTCAATCTTCCGCATCTTCATACCCCCCGGATTCCTCATCAGTCTGACCGCCTGGCGCGTAGTTCTTGCTGAATATCAGTTCGTCACCACCCTCGATCTGCGGAAGACCGAGCATCTCACGCGCCTCATTCTGGGTCATGATCCCCGCGTCAATCGCCTGCCTGAGTGACGTGATCACCTGGTCGGTCGAGCCCTTTAGCAGGTGGCGAAAGTCAAAGTAGAAACGTTCACCAGGTGCAAGCAGCTTGCGCTCGATCTCACCTGCAACCAGTGCAGCGTAATGGCTCAGGCAACTGTCGACATAGGCCCGAAGCTGGGTGTATGTGTGCTCCACGTTCCCGGATTCATCTGCATAAAGCAGTTGAGGCGGTACGCCCCAGATCTGCGCAACCTGCCTCACCGACCAGTTGCGTGCTGTGTTCCATTCCTGCTGCTGCAGGCTCTGGCCGATGGTCTTGGCTTCCATACCGCCCTGCATGACGATCGGGCTGGCAATGCTGCCAGCAGTTGCATGAGAAGACCTGAAGCCCTGCTGCAGCCGCTTGACTGCTTCTTCGCCAATGTTCTCTTCGGTCGTCAGGCCCACTTTGCCGATGCCGCCGGTTCTGAAGTGCTGCCGGCCGCATTCTTCCTGCTCAGCCATCAGGTCAAGGGTCGCCCGGCACCTAGCCACTGGGCTATCTCCCCACAATGGATTAGAAGTCCCCGCTAGGCGGAAGTGCAGAAGCTCATCAGGCTGGAGCTTTCCCATTTCTGTGTGGGTGTAGCTCACGCTGCCGTCGGCTTCATAATGTAGCTGGAATGATTCAGGAAGTAGGGGCACCAGTTCCAGGATCTCACCGCCTACGGTTCTCCTGATGACGCTGCAGGCGTTCCCCCAGGTCATCAGGTCGCGAATCATGCAGCGCATCCACTCGAATCCTGACTGGTATTGATTGGGTGCCCTGGTGATCAGCTCAGCGACATCAGATTCAACCTTGTCATAGCCTGCTGGGGTATCAGCCTGAACGCATGCTGGAAGCCGCGCAAGGTCGCCGCTGACCATGTTGATCGCTCGCATGACCGGGGGCAGGGTGTCAACCTTGCGCTGGGTGATCTCACTGATACCCAGGTTGGGTTCCGGCCACACATACACAGCAGTGCCCACCCGTTTGGGCCAAAACCGTTGCTGCAGGTTTTTGATCAATCCCACGGAGAACCCCAGTTCTCCACCAGCGATTACATTTTACCAGAACCCCTGAAAAAAGGGGGTCAGATTGCAGACGATGAATCGTAGGCGCTCCTGGGTTCCCTGATTTGCTCCATCACGCCGGTCATCGCCATGCAGGCGGATATGAACTGATCTATCCGCCCCGCTGCCCGATGCTTTTCAGCCACCGGATTGTCGGCGTAATCGGTCGATATTCGCACATTTTTCAAGCATTCACGCAGTACCGGGCTGCCGTCATGGTAGAGGTGAGCGACATCTTCCCGCCTGATTGACCTGACCAGGGTGGCAAATTTCTGAAGCGGTGGGCTCATCATGAATACGTTCTGTTTATGTGAAACGACCGGCATGCCCCGTTGCTTCCATTCAGCCAGGGTGTCAGCGGACCCTGACACCGGGTCGACCCACACCTTCCATATCGGTACCAGGTCCATCCACCGCCTGATATGGCGCTCGATCTCCCCCAGGTCGATGGTATCCCCTGGGGTGATTGTCAGATGCCCTTTTTCAGCCCAGTCAATGAATGGCATCCGCCCCGACCTTGCTCGCTGTTCAAGTTCATATTCGCACGTCCAGGCATGATTCCAGATCCACGTATGGCCCTGATTATCGAGAACCGCGAACGTTGCAGCACTAAGGTCATGGCGTTTTGATAGGTCAAGCCCCACGCTGACCCTGAGCCCCTGACTCTTTTCAATCGGGTCAAAGTCGCGCTCACACTCATCAAACATATCAATCGGTAAGGCTGCAGCGTCAATATCGCTGAACCTGCAGCATATTTCTCTGGTGAATTCAGCCATCCCATGGGTACTCATCTGCGCTTCACGCGCCAGAGCCTCGATATTCCGGGCCTTGATGACACCATGCCCGAGCATCGGGTTGCCCTTTACCCAGACATCCGGCCCACCGAATGGGTCGTCGTCGATGTCGATGCCATAAAGCAGGCCCACCGATTCTTTGGCCAGGGTGCCATCTCGCAATTCACGCTCGATCTGATCCCGCCTCTGGTAGTAGCTATTGGATCGGTCACTGCCTGGAGTGGTCATCGCAAGCACGCTGCAGCGACCTGATCCAGGCTTTGCAGTTGCGATAGCCAGCTTGCCCAGGGTGTCATCACTAGGGGCCATCCGCCCGGTTTCATCGCATATGTACAAAGCCCCCAGCAAGCCGTCAGCCGTCCGGGCCTGGGTGGCTATTGACCCAAGCACGCTCCTGGTGTCTGCGTTTTCCAGCTTCATGTATTTCTCACGAAGCACCCCCACTGGCTCAACCAGGTCAGCCGCTGCCGCAAAGTTCTTGGCGTTCTGAACGATCCGGTCAGCCTGATCACGCTTGGTTGCCAGGGCCCATATTTCTATCCTGCTCTGGGTTGTGGCCATCAAGTACAGGCTGGCCATGGCTGCCATCGTTGACTTAGAATTTCCCTTGCCGATTTCCAGAACCAGAATCCTGGTGGCTGGCAGGTCATCCGACCGCCACCGCCGGCAAAGCAGGGCCCCCAGTACATGAAGTTGCCAGGGGAATAGCCGCGCGGCCTCGTTGCCCGAGTCGTGCAGTTTCAACCTGCCAACGAATTCAGCCAGGCCCTGCAGTTCCCCAGCGTCCCACCAGACCTGCTCACATTCGCCCTGAACCTCGGCAAGGCTCCGTGCCGCGGCCAACGTGATCAACTCACTGGCAGGCTCTGAGCCCTCCACAATCCCCACCAGATGCTCCTGCAGTTGGGTCACAGCGTCCATGGGTTGGCCTTCCTGGTTGCGCCACTAATTCTTGGGGAGGCCCCTTGTGGTCCATCATCCCCCCCCTGCTTAGGGGTTGATGGGGGGGGGCACTGGTGCCGACTGAACCATCGTTTCACGGTTGCTTTCACCCTTGCGTATTCAGTTGCGTCATATTCGCCGGTTTCATAGCGTTCAAGCAGCCGCCGCTGGATGACATGCATGGGTGGCACGCACCAAATCAGCTCATTGGTGTAGTGCTGGGCCTTTACTGGGCTGGTGATCACCAGCCAGCCAACCTTCCCAGGCGTATCCCTGACGTGATGCACGAACTGATCACGCATCACCAGCACCTTACCCTGGTACTCATCCCGTTCACACGATAGGCGTGAACGATGGCCTGCCATTTCCCATAAAACCTCATCCCAGTCAAATACCAGGTCGGCTGGTTTAGTGTGTTCCTTGACGTACGTGCTCTTTCCCCCTGCTGGCGGACCCACCACCGCGATCAGATTCTCGATCTGCTGACCGTCCTGGTGTATTGCCTTATGGCATGGCCTGCATACCCCTTGCAGGTTGGCATGGTCGTATACGAGGCTGAGCCGCCCACTGCTGACGATTTCCCACATGCCTATCCGATGATGCACCTGCTCGGTCAACCGATAGCCGCAATGCTCGCATATAGGATGGGCTCGCCGATAAGCCCGCATATGCTCGGTATATTTACGCGCCTTCCTGAAAGCCCGTATTTTCTTGTGGATCTCGAATCCGCTCAGGCGTTGGTTCGCCATGGCTTTCCCCCTGGAAGGGCTCTTTGTCGTATGGGCCTGGCGGTTCCCACACCATGATGGGCTCCCCGGTCCACGGGTCCATGTCATGTATCAACGGCATATAGCACCCACCCAGTCAGTCAGCCAGTCAGTCAATCTGACTCGACTCCCCCCGCAAGAAAGACTCAGATTCAGACTCTGATTCATGCTGACTGACCTGCCTTGAGTGACTCCCAGCTTCGGGTCCATTCCTCCCGGCTGAGTGGCTCAGTGACTGGCTCAGACTGACTGACTGACTGACTGACTGGCTTGCGGGTTTTGTGTTTTGTTCTAGATAGGTACTTGGAATGTCGCGCCTGTGGGCTAGTACCCCCCTGGCGCTTAGGCGCACCCCCCCGGTCCTGAGCGCTACCCCTAGGGGTGGCGCTCAGGCGCAGGGCGCTCACCTCAGAATCCGACCATCCAAGCCCAGAAGAGGGAGTGGTGGCGAGCACCAAAAAGGCACTGGAACGACCAGGCCTGATTGTTTTTTCTATTAAGCCATCCTGTTCAAGCAAGGCAATCGAGTTGCGGACGGTTCGCTCTGAATAGCCCGTACGGGCTGCCAGGCGACCGATGCCGATATACGCCGCTGCATGCTTATTGGTGGCGCAGGCAAGGCTCAGAAGGACGTGGCGGGCTGCAGGGGGCAGATCCCCCATCGCCTCAGAAGTTGCGATTCGTGATAATTCGCCCGGCTGCATCCATGCCACCAGTCTGGGCGAGAATCGCCCGTTCGATTTTCTTGAATCCCGGAACCTGCCAGTCAATGACTGCTGAAATGGTGTCGCCTATCTGGCACTGGCTGAGGGCCATATACACGTCATCGAAGGCATGACCCCAGGCATCTGCTGGAAGCGTCACTTCGTGGCTTGCGAGCTTGATCCCCAGCATGGGTCCTTTCCCCCGGTCTGGCTTGTGGCTCAGTTCCAGTATCTGGTAGGTAGCCCACCCATTCCCCCCCTGCTGCTCTGGGAGTCGAGCAGCAGGGGCAGGGGCTGGCGCTTCCCCTGCGCCGCTCTTGCCCTGCTGGGGACTGGAAAAAGAGTTGAGGGTGTTTCGGCATCCTTTGGCCACTGACGTACCGCCAGCGATTGAATCCTGCCAATGGATGCCGTTCTCAATGCAGGTGGTGACATAAGCAACAAAGACA